GCTGGCGGTAAAGGCGTAGTCCTTTCCTCAGAGGAAGAGAAACCTGCCCTGCCGATCGGCGGTAATGAGAGCATCCCCGGGTTCCGTGTGGCAAAAAGCGCCTCCGCTAAAGTGCGTGAAGCCGCCGCCACCGAGTACGGTGTTCCCGCTTCCGCCCTGCGCGGGGAGACGAAGAAGGAGCTAACCGAACACGCGGCGCTCCTGTCTGAGCTGCTCCACGGCGGTGCTACCGGTGGTGCGGCGGGTAACCGCACCGTCATCAAGACCGAGGGTGAAGGTGCGGGGCTTGCGCTCAATGGCGACCCGCTACTGGACAAGCTCAAGGGCGTCCTCGGCATCTAGCTAATCCTCTTCTAGGAAAGGAAAAACCGTTATGGCTATTACCGCCGCAACTAAGACCAGCAACCTCGCCGGGTTTATCCGCCCCGAGATTGCGCAGGCATACTTCGCAGAGGTTCAGAAGGCTTCTGTGGTGCAGTCTCTGGCACGTCAGGTGCCTCTCTCTGTCTCTGGTGAGGCTATCCCCGTACTGACTGAGAAGCCCACCGCCTCCTGGGTGGAAGAAGGCGCTAAGAAGCCCACCACCCAGGCGGGGCTGACCATGAAGACCATGACCCCGAAGAAGATTGCCGCCATCGCGGTGGTCTCCGCCGAGGTTGTCCGTGCGAACCCCGGTAACTACATGGAAGTCCTTCGTCAGGAGATCGCTGAGTCGTTTGCTAGCGCGTTCGACAATGCCGTTATTCACGGCACCTCGAACCCGTTCGGTGTTGGTACTAACCTCGCCTCCACCAGTAAGGCCGTGAAGCTCGGTACTTCTCCCGCGAACAAGGGCGGTATCTTTGCCGACCTGAACTCGGGTCTGGATCTGCTGGTGAAGGACAAGAAGAAGCTCAACGGCTTCGTGTTCGATGACGTTGCTGAGCCGCTGTTTAACGCCTCGGTGGATGCTAACGGCCGCCCGCTGTTCGTGCCTGAGCCGACCGTGGCAACCGCTGCTGTGCGTTCCGGTACCGTGCTGGGCCGTCCTGCTTCGTTCGCTGATACCGTGGCGAACGGTACCGCCGCCGGTTCGGTGGTCGGTATCGGTGGTGACTTCTCGAAGGCGCTGTGGGGCACTGTGGGTGGCATCAACTTCGATGTGTCCACCGAGTCCACCGTGACTATCGGTAACCAGCTGGTCTCTCTGTGGGAGAACAACCTGGTCGCGATTCGCGCCGAGGCAGAGTTCGGTTGGCTCATTGAGTCCAACGCCCACTTCGTGAAGTACACCCTCTAACCTGGGCCAGGAGGTGCGCGACCTGTGATGATGGACGATTTTCCCGAGGTCACCGTGGAGGCGTTGCGGGCGCGCTGGCCGGATATGCCGCCGGGCTCCGAAGAGCATGCTCGTGTCCTTCTTGAGGATGCGGGCGTGCTCATCCGTGCGGCAGCGCCCGGCTGGTTCAACCTGCCGGCAGAGGCTATCACGATTGTGGCGTGCCGGATGGTCAAGCGCGCCATGGCTGCAGGGGCATTCGTGGAGGGTGCGTCATCTTTGACGCAGACAGCGGGGCCTTTTAACCAACAGGTTAGCTTCGCAAACCCGAACGGGGACTTGTACCTATCCCGGGCTGAGAAGAAGCTGCTCGGTATCGGGTCGCAGCGCGCCACCACCATTGACCTATTCCCTGCCTCCGGTTGCGGGATGGGAGGTGAAGGGCATGGGGTGGCTCAAACCCCGGTTCACGGTTTCACACTCGGCCTGGACTGAAGAAACACCTGACGGTTGGGGTTCCCCTACTCGAGGCTGGAGTGCTGCAGTGCAGGTTGAGGTGTTTGGGTGGGCTTCACCGGGCGCGGATTCTGAGATTCGGGATACCGCGACCGGGGTTCGCCGTGACCTTGACCTGTACTCCCCAACCGGGTTCACCCGCCCCCGCGACCGGGTAACCGTGGACGGGGTGCTGTACGAGTGCGTCGGCTGGCCAGAAGACTACACGCACGGCCCCTTCGGCTTCGAGGCGGGTTACCGTATCAACCTCAAACGAGTGGAAGGATAACAGACGAACATGGGCAAGACGAAGGTGAAGCTGACGTTGGCAGGGTTCTATGGGCTGCGCACCAGCCCGGAGATGCTTGCCGCCCTGAGCACGGAGGCGGCGAAGGTTCAGGCTCGCGCCGGAGCCGGGTTCGCGTCCTCGGCGAAGGCTGGCGCGAAAACAGCGGTGGCGCGTGTCTACCCGACCGGTGCCGCTGGTGTCCGGGCGGAAGCTAAGCACGGTGCCCTGTCCAAGGCCGTGGGCGGGTGGAACCGATGACACCGCAGGTTGGTTCTGGCAAGTTGTATGCTCCGGATGTGTTCGCAGCGCTCCGCAAGGAGGCAAAAAGCTTGTGGAGTTCCCCGGTGTATGTAGCAGAGCCACCGAACCCGCGCCCGGGCGGCGTGTTCGCGGTGTTCACCCCTTCGGGTGGTGCCGAGGGGTCCCCAGCACATGGGCAACGAGCATTCATTGCCGACGTGTGGGGGTCCACCGCGCAGGATGCATACAACGCCGCGGAGATGTTGCGTGGCGCGCTGCGTAGCATCGTGAACCAGGAGATTCTCGTGAGCATTGGAAAGCCCGTGCTGGTCTACGGTGTGGATCCTGTGGGGGGTGTGGTGTGGATGCCAGACCCTGACGATAAGATTCCGCGATTCCGGATGAACTTCACGGTGACGTACCGGAACACGCAAATTGACCTGATATAGCCCCTGTTGTGGGGCAGGAAGGAGCATATTATGGCGCTTGTTGCTGATAATGTGCGTGTCGCTGTTACCGGCGGCGTTTATGTTGGTGCCATCGGCACCGCAATCCCTGCTAACGCGACCGCCCCGGTGGACGCGAAGCTGAAGGACCTCGGCTACATCAGCGAGGACGGGGTGACTCAGAGCATCGACTCTGACACCAGTGAGATTAAGGCCTGGCAGAACGGTGACGTGGTGCGTGTCATTCAGACCTCGCACAAGGTCACTTTCCAGTTCACGCTCATTGAGACGAACGAGGAAGTCCTCAAGCTGTTCTACGCGGACACCGCTGCGAACGGGTCGCTGGTGAAGATGACCGGTGCACAGTCCCCGCACCAGACGTTCGTACTGGACGTTCTGGACGGCAAGAAGGTTCTGCGTATCGTCATCCCCGACGGTCAGGTAACCGAGCGTGGCGAGGTGACCTACAAGAACGGCGAGGCTGTCGGCTACCAGGTGACCGTCACCGCGTACCCTGACTCACAGGGTGTGAAGGCGTACAAGCACCTGGGCACCAAGCTCTAATAGGCTGGTTTAGGTTTGCGGCACGCCCATTCTTCTGGTTGTGCATTGCGGCTGGCTCCCTTTGAGGGTTTCTGGAGCCACACGCCGCGCACACCAGAGGGGCGTGCCGCGCTCGCTTCCCCTACGAAACCCTACCCGATACGTTTTGATTTGGAAGGAAACCCCTCATGTCGGAGAAGAACTACGCGTTTACCCGCACCAGTGACAAGAAGGCTGCAGGTGGCGCGCCGGTTGTGAAGGTGAAGCTGCGCGGCAAGACCTGGCAGGTAGACCCCGCCGCGCTGGATGATGCGGAGCTGATGGAGCAGCTGCTCGCGATTGACGAAGGCAACCCCAAAGGTATGTTCTCCGCGGTGGAGTCATTGCTCGGTGCCGAGGCAAAGCAGGACGTGTTCGAAACGCTCCGCGACCCTGAGACCGGGCGTGTACCCATGACCTTGTTCACCGGGTTCTTTACTGACATGATGAACGCACTGAACCCAAACTCCTAAAGCTCGCGGCTCTCCTACGGGAGAACCGCGAGCTTGTGGAGATTGACCTCATCCGCTACTACCATGCCCCGTACGCCGCCCTTGCCGCGGAGTATGGGGCACAGTTGGTGGCGGCAATGGTCGTGAACCTGCCGCCAGATTCGGCGACCATGCGGCATTATGCGCAAGGTTGGGGGCTGGAAGCCCAGCTACTGGCCGGGGTGTTTGACCGGCTGGTCGAGGCGAACTGGCAGCGCAGTGCAGACGGGCAGAAAAGCCGGAACAAGCCGAAGCCTCTGCCTCGCCCCGGTGTGCAGGGCGCTGGTGTGCGTGTCGGTTCGGGCAGTATGAGCCTGGACGAAGCAAAATACTGGCTGGGGGGGCGGGGGGGGGCAGGAAACAATCAAATAACCGGATAGAGGAAGTGATGATATGGCTGGCGGGTATGAGCTTGCGAAGGCATACGTGACTGTGCTCGCCTCGACCAAGGGAGCGGGCGCACAGATTGTGTCTGAGATTGGTGATGCTGGCGACCGTGCAGGTTCGCAGGCAGGTACTAAAGCATCCTCAGCGTTCGGGCGTATCTTCTCATCTTCCGTTGCTCCACTGGTGGCGAAGGCTATCGGCGGAATCAGCATCGGCTCGGGTTTTGGTACCGCGTTTGCGAAGGGTTTTAACCGCCTGAAGGCGATTGACGTTGCTCAGGCTAAGCTTCGAGGCTTGGGCAATGACGCTGACGCGGTGTCCGTGATTATGCAGAATGCATCTGCATCGGTGAAGGGCACGGCTTTCGGCCTGGACGCAGCGGCAACCGCCGCAGCTGGTGCCGTGGCGGCTGGTATCCAGCCGGGTGAGCAGCTTGAAGCTGTCCTAAAGTCGGTCTCCAACTCCGCCGCGGCGTCTGGCTCCAGCATGGAGGAAATGGGCGCAATCTACAACAAGGTTGCGAGTGTCGGCAAGGCACAGAATGACGTCCTCGCACAGGTCGCAGACCGAGGAATCCCGATCTACCAGGCATTGGGTAAACAGCTGGGCGTGACAGCAGACGAAGTTTTCAAGATGGCCTCTGACGGCAAGATCAACTTCGAGCAATTCGAGAAGGCGATGACCTCCGCTGCTGGCAACGTCGCGTTCGAGATGGGCAACACGCTACCTGGCGCGTTCGCCAACGCACAGGCTGCACTGGGACGATTTGGCGCGAACATCCTATCTGGCGTTTACCCGACGCTCACGAAGTTCTTCCTCTCGTTCCAGCAGTGGATGAAGCCTGTCGAGGCGATGGGTAAGACCATTGGCGAGAAGCTCGGCTCAGCGATGGAGTACGTTGTCCGTGTCGTATCGCATGCGGCATCCATCGTGGGTCCGTCAATTGGCGGGCTCGTGATGAGTATCGGCAAGACGCTCGGCGCTATCCTGCCTCCGCTCTGGGATGCTTTCTCTGAAGTGGGGTACCGCCTTGAAGCAGTCATCTTCACCATCGCAAGCGCAATCCAGAAGCTCCTCCCAGAGGTTGGCGGACTTGGTGATAGCGCACTGAACCTGACGAACCCGTTTGATGCAGTCACAGGTCTGGCTGACCTAGCTGCGGGTGCACTGGGTCGCCTCACCGACATCATTAACCGGAACCCTGAAGCCGTGACTGCAATGGCAACTGCAGTCATTGGCGCTGTTGGTGCGTACAACACCGCCTCCCGCGCCATCGACGCAGGACGCTTTGCTCTCGAGTCGTACCAGACCGCCGCCGACGCAGTAGGGAAGCTCAAGAGCTCCTTCGATGCCGTCGCAGAAGGCTACCGCCTCGTCGCATCGGGTGCCGGCACCGCCGCTGAAGTTGCCAACCTGTCACGCGAAGCACAGATTGGCGCTGGCGCCTTCCAAGCCAAGGCAGCCGCACTCAAGGTAGCTTCTGCTGCAACCGTCGTATATAAGGCGGTGCTGTCGGCGACTTCAGGTGCTCTCGGGTCCTTCCTGGGTGTACTTAAGGCAAACCCGCTCATGGCGGTGGTTGGAGCGCTGGCTCTCGCTGGCGCGGCACTCGTCACGTTTTTTACCCAGACTGAGACTGGCCGCCAGATGTGGCAGCAGCTTATGCAGGCAATCGAGCCCGCGCTGAACACGATTATGCCTCTTATCGGCCAGCTGGGAGAGAAGCTCATTCAATCGCTTCAGCCAGCACTCCAAATCATAATGCCTGCGCTGCAGCGATTTGCGGAGATGGCCGGCCAGGTCTTTGGCCAGGTCGTCCAAGCTGTCCAGCCGGTAATTGAGAGCCTAATTCCTCTAATCGGCAGCGCTATCCAGGCTCTGCTGCCGATTCTGGGGCAGATGGGTGCGGCGCTGATGGAGTCGCTCGGGCAGATTGGGCAGCACCTAGCACCGCTGATCCCGATTTTTCTCCAGTTCGGCACGCAGATTGTTCAGGCGCTTCTGCCTGTTGGCCAGCAGCTCATGACTCAGCTCGTGCCTGCGCTCGCTCAGCTGGGCGCTGCGGTAATGGCGATGCTCCCGCAGATTATGGAGATTTTCCGTCAGCTGGGGGAGATGTTGCTTCAGCTCGTGCCGGTGTTTGGCCAGATTCTGTCGGCGGTCGTGGATTTGGGCACTCAGGTGCTCGCTGCGCTGATGCCTGCAATCCAGGCTCTCCTTCCGGTGCTCGCGACAATCATCGGAGTCGTCGCTGGCGTGGTTGCGGTCATTGTGACCTCGCTGATTCCTGTCTTCATATCCGTGGTGCAGGCAATCGTCCCGCTCATCACGACGCTGATTGACATTCTGGTGCCTGCAATTCAGGCGGTCCTGAATGTTGTCGTGACCGTGGTGCAAGCAATTGTCCCGATTGTCCAGGGCGCCCTCAATATCGTCGTCGGCATCATCAAGACGGTGACCGCAATCTTTAAGGGCGATTGGAGTGCAGCGTGGGAAGGCATCAAGCAGATTCTCTCCGGTGCCTGGGAAGTCATCAAGGGCATTGTCGTTGGTGCAATCAACATCGTCAGCTCCATCATCACGAACGCTGTGAACCTGATTCGTAGCATCTGGGATGCCGCTTGGAGTGGTATCGGACGCATTGTCTCGACCATTTGGGAGGGCATCAAGAACGGTATCTCCGCCGGTATCAATACCGTAGTCGGGTTCTTCCAGTCGATGGGATCTGACATCATTGGCGTGGTGCGGGGCATCCCTGATCGGATGCTCTCCATCGGTCGTGACATCGTGGGAGGCATCGCCACCGGTATTCGCAGCGCTGCCGGCGCGGTTCTTGACGCCGCAAAGGGCGTCGTCAACGCTCTGCCTGACTTTGTGAAGTCAGCGCTGGGTATCCATTCGCCGTCTTTGCGCGAGTAGTTGCGGTAAATCATGGAGGCGACGGCGTCCACGCGGATACCGTCGAAGCCGAAACGTTCTATCCAATACAGGGCATTGCCTTGCAGGAAGTTTTTGACTTCGTTCCTGCCGAAGTTGTAAATCAGGGTGTTCCAGTCTTGGTGGTAGCCTTCGCGCGGGTCGGCGTGTTCGTACAGCGCAGTGCCGTCAAACTTGGCAAGCCCGTGGTCGTCGGTCGGGAAGTGTCCGACCACCCAGTCGAGGATGACGCCGATGCCTTCGTCGTGGGCGGCGTTAATCAGGGC